ATAATTATTATTAATATTCACTTTTAGTCTCTGATTAGTAGTTATATCCTACTACATACAAAAACAAATGATGTAAAACTATATAGAGGAGAATTTAGTGTCAAACACTGAACCTCTGTCTGATGTGTCTGTGTCCCCTTCAAAGAGGAAACGCGGCAGACCCCGTAAGGCAGACATAGAAGCCAAGAAGAATAGAAATGTAGTAGGAAGACCTCCCGGAGAGGCCGCTAGGATAAAAGAATTCTATGCTCGTTTACTGTCAACCAGTGGCGAGAAAGTAATTGAGACTGTCCTTCGTAAGGCGATGGATGATGGTGATAAGGATCAGGTAGCCTGTCTTAAGATGTGTATCGATAGGCTACTACCCTTAAGTCACTTTGAGAAGCAGGGACAGGGTAGGGCTGGTGCTATTCAGGTACAGATTGTTACCACTGGTACACCCCAGATAGCTGCTAGAGAAACTGAACAGATTGATTATGAAGTAGTGGACGTAGAGGACTCCGATGGCAAACCTTAGAGTCGAACTACACCCAAAGCAAACAGAAGTATTTAATGACGAGCATCGGTTTAAGGTAGTAGCTGCTGGTAGACGGTTTGGTAAGTCAAGGCTTGCTGCTTGGACCCTCATCATTGAGGCTTTGAAATCTAAAGAGAAGGATGTCTTCTATGTTGCCCCAACTTTTCAGCAAGCTAAAGACATTATGTGGACGGTTCTTAAGGAGCTTGGACACGAAGTTATCAAAACTGTACACGAGAATACGGCGGTAATAACTTTAGTCAATGATCGAAAAATTTACCTTAAAGGATCTGATCGTCCTGATACTATGCGTGGTGTTGGTCTTGCTTACGTTGTAGTTGACGAGTACGCAGACATGAAGCCTCAAGTGTTTGAGCAGATTCTTAGGCCAGCACTGTCAGATGTAAAGGGTGGAGCACTGTTCATTGGAACCCCAAAGGGCAGGAATCACTTCTACGAGTTGTACCAGATGGCTCAGAAGGATGAAGATGAAGACTGGTCCTCGTTTCACTTTACTTCTTTTGATAACCCTCTTCTCGATCCTAAAGAGATTGAGGCTGCAAAGAAATCGATGTCTTCCTTCAGTTTTAGACAGGAATACCTTGCTAGTTTCGAAGCCGCCTCCTCAGAACTCTTCAAGGATGAGTGGATACACTTTGTTGACAGTGATGATGTTCCTGACGATGGGCAGTACTATATTGCTGTGGACTTGGCTGGTTTTGAGGATGTAAGCAAGCAAGCCAGTAACAAAAAGAAGCATCTAGACGAAACCGCTATAGCTGTGGTCAAGGTTTGTTTAGACGGATGGTACGTAGATACTATAGTGTTCGGACGATGGGATATCAAAGAAACCGCAAACAAGATATTAGAAACAGCAAGAAGTTACGATGTGCGGCTAGTAGGTATAGAGCGGGGAATGGCCAAGAACGCCGTACTCCCGTACCTACAAGACTTGATGAAGAGGAAGTCGTTTTTCATCTCAGTGACAGAACTGACACATGGCAACAAGAAGAAGACGGACCGCATAGTATGGGCTTTACAGGGTCGCTTCGAACATGGAAGGATTAAGCTAGTTAGGGGCGAGTGGACTAAGCAGTTCGTAGATCAACTCCTAAACTTCCCTAACAGCGCAGTACACGATGACCTGATTGATGCCTTGGCTTATATCGATCAGATTGGCATTACAGAGTTTACTGACATGATGGAAGATGATGAGTACGAACCCTTAGACACAGTATCAGGATACTAGGAGCTAACATGGATTACGAAATGATGAACGAAGAAGAGATGGTTCCCCTAAACTGGGACTCTCTGATCACTAATGAAGGCGTATTTGAGGCTATCAAGGAAGAGCTAGATGCTCTGTCCCCATACTGCATGATGAAGATTATCACTGCTGCTAAGGGAGAGGGCTTGAAAGACGCTCAAATCTTTAAGCCTATGACTAAGGAAATAGAAGTCGAATACGAAGAACTAGAAGAAACAGACCCTTTCGGTGACACCACTAAGGACTAAACATGGCTGACTTTCAAGAAGATCCAGTATCTGAATCAGATAAAGACCTAGTAGCTTTTATTATTGATCATTGTGATCGGTGGCGTGAACACCGTGATAATAACTATCAGTCTAAGTGGGATGAGTACGAGCGCCTCTACTACGGCGTATGGTCTGACGAGGACAAGACTCGTGACTCAGAGCGCAGTAGGCTCGTGTCTCCAGCTATCCGTCAGGCGGTAGAGAACAAGACCTCAGAGATCATTGAGGCTACCACAGGGCGTGGTGAGTTCTTTGAGCTAGAGGATGACGCTGCTGACCAAGAAGAGATGGACATCGAGATGGTAAAGACCCAGCTTCACGATGACCTAAAGAAAGACAAGGTAGATAAGGTCTGGGCAGAAGTTAACCGTAACGCTGAAGTCTTTGGTCTTGGCGTAGCTGAGATCCAGATCAAGTCTACTATGGAGTTGCAGCCTGCTATGCAGCCTATGCCTAATGGTATGGGTGCTGCTATTGGTGTCATAGAGGGAGAGCGTGTATCTGTCCCTGTCAAGTCCGTGCATCCTCGTAACTTTGTGTGGGATCCTAACTCTGAGACTGTGGACGATAGCCTTGGGGTAGCTGTTGAAGAGTACACCAGCCTCTTTAAAGTAGTTAAAGGCATCGAAGATGGGATCTACAGAAAAGTTAATATTGGCCCTGAGTTTAGCGATGCTGATCTCATCCCAAATCAACTGGACACACTTTACCAAGAAGACAAGGTTCGAGTCCTTCGCTACTACGGGTTAGTTCCTCGTGAGTATTTAGAGGACTTAGAGAATGAAGGCGGTGAGGTAGAAAACCTATTCCCTGAAGAGAGCGCAGCAGACCAGTACGCAGACATGGTAGAGGCTGTCGTTGTTATCGCTAACAACCAGTATCTGCTCAAGGCTGAAGCCAACCCGTACATGATGAAAGACCGTCCTATTGTGACCTATGTGCCTGAGAAGGTATCAGGTAGGTTAGTAGGTATGGGAACCGTGCAAAAGGGCTACAATATGCAGAAAGCTATTGATGCCCAGCTCCGTAGTCATCTGGACTCTTTAGCACTGACTACGGCCCCTATGATGGCAGCGGACGCTACAAGGCTACCACGTGGCGTGTCTTACAAGGTTCAACCCGGAAAGACCCTGCTTACCAACGGTAATCCTAACGAGATCCTCTTCCCGTTTAAGTTTGGATCTACTGACGCTGGTAACATCCAGACCGCCCAGCAGTTCGAGGTGATGCTCCTTCAGGCTACAGGAACCCTAGATAGTCAGGCGATGACCCGCTCTGTGGCCCAAGGAGATGCTGGTGGGGCTTCTATGTCCTTGGCTATGTCTTCTATCATCAAGAAGAACAAGCAGGCTCTGATGAACTTCCAAGATGACTTTTTGATCCCTCTGATTAAGAAGGTAGCCTACCGCTATATGCAGTTTGACCCAGAGCGTTACCCGTCTAAGGACTTCAGGTTCACCCCTGCATCTACCCTTGGCATGGTAGCTAGGGAGTATGAGCAGCAACAGTTCATTGGTTTGCTCCAAACCCTTGGTCCTGATAGCCCTGTACTGCCTTTGGTCCTAAAAGGCATCATCAAAGGCTCCAGCCTATCCAATAAGGAAGAGCTTGCGGCAGCCCTAGACCAGATGAACCAGCCTGATCCAGCTCAACAGCAGATGATGATGGTCCAGCAGGAGGCTCAAATCGGGCTTCTACAGGCTCAGATAGCTGAACTGCAGGGTAGAGCACAGGAAAGTCAAGCAAACGCTCAGGAGAGCCTTGCAAAGGCCCAGAAGACCAGTGTAGAGACCCAGTTAATGCCTGAGAAGATGCGGATTGACGTGATTCAGGCTTCATCTGCGAACCTTTCCAACGAAACTACGGATGATTTTGAGCGTAGGGTTAAGCTTGCCAACCTGATTCTGAAGGAACAAGAGCTAAAAACCAAGGAAAACATCGTAGAAGCACAGATGAACAAAAAAGTACAGTAAAACACTTGACTTTTTAGCAAAAGTGTGGTATAATTAATACATTGTTGTAGAAATACAACACAGTCCTAGATAGGAAAAACTGTGGATAAAGACATTCAAGAATATTATGAGGCTAGGTTTGACATGATGGCCTCAAAAGGATGGAAAGATCTGATGGAGGACACCCAGAAAATGCTGGATGCCTACAATAAGATCGAAAGATTGACGAGTGTGGAGGACTTGCACTACGCCAAAGGACAGTTAGATATCCTAAACTGGGTAATAAACCTTAAGCAAACTTCGGAAGAAGCCTATAGGGAGTTAACAGATGAAACGGATAT